CAGATGTGATCGAGACAGTGAAAGTGGTTCATGTCACAGGACTCAGAGTAGGAAACTTGTTCAACATAGTTAGGAGTAACCCAAAGTCAGCATTCAACTTCATCATTGCAGAGTTGAACTCAATATTCTATAAGAAAGGGAAAATGGCAACACCGAGCCTTAAGCAAAGGATATCCAAAGTGGATGTGGGAAATGGAGTGAATCATGTTGAGGATTACTTGTCCATAATGGCATCATCAGCAAACTACTTGGCATCAGGCGGATCCTACATGGGAGCTTACATTATCACAATCCTCAATTTTGTGTTGCATACCGAGCAGTGGCTGAGATGGGATTTCGCAAAGTCAGATCATTACTATAAGCCAGTTGAAATGGGAGGGTTTCCAGTGATTGAACCTATAAGCACCATCCTGTCTGGTGGGATTTCCAATCTGTACATGAGATCAGCTCACATTCTGTCTCCAGAGAACTATGCAAGAGTCATAACCGGAACATTGTTGTGTCCACCAGAGAGAATTGCTCTGTCTGAGTTTGCGAGATCTGGATCCGAAAGTGTGAAAGCCTCTTATGCCACTGATGATCTCACTGTATTCAAGGGAACTGGTCCATTTGGCTTATTCCAGACGGTTAGGACAGACAGAAAGTTATCTGTTTTTGAACGCAGACACGGAATCTCTAAGTGGGTCATTCCAGAATCTTTTGTGAACATTGACAGGAGATCAGCTGACGCTCAAGATTTCTTATTCACAATCTTCAGGAACACTAGTGTGAACACGTTGGAGACAAACCTGGGGGTAAACAGCTTCTTTGTCAGACTAGCAGAGCCATGGGTTTCATATGACAGAAACTGCTTCATTGTGTCCAAGAATTCGCCAATGGCGCCCACATTCGGAGGCAGTGGTAACAAGATATCACATAGGTTTATGAAAGAGAGACTGTTCTCCTATGACCTTGCATCTGCTTCAGCTGAGTTGGAAATTGCCTACAGACGCTGCATCAGACACCCAGAGTTTGAGATCATGGAAACACAACTCACTGTCAGATTGTCAGATGCTCTCTCGTTGCTTAAGTTTCTGAGAAGTCAAGAGGCAGAGAGTTTCAAATCGTCTGTGACATCCCCTTCGATTCAGACAGTGACATTGAGAGGCCAAAGCGCTAGCGACTCTGACGCGTATTTCTTATCAATTCTGAAAGCGATGTCAGGCAAGGGATCAAAAATGTTGATCAATGAGTTCAGAAGATCTAACAAAGCTTATGATTCGATAGACGTCCCTGAACCCAGAAAACCAGTGAGTATCCTTGACACGATCGTATTTGCTGACAATGCTGTTTCCCTTTATGAAAAGTTCGTCAGAAGAGATACCAAAATGATAATACCAAACAATGTTGATGACATGAGGCAGCTGTGTCTGGACATACTCAAGAACAAGTTCACTGAGAGGATGGGCATTGTGGTAACTGGGAGGCTAGAGATGAATGAAGAGAGATCAAGACCCTATGCCTACACCAAATGGTATCAGGAGTTGCTGAAGCTGTCGGAGAAGAGAGAGAAAAACCTTGCAATGAGAGCTCTCAACAGGACTGCTGGTGCTGAAGTCTTATGCGGTATAGACACGCCGAGGGGTTTGATTACCAAGAGGGACATGTTTTCAATAGGGGACACCAGTTTACCAGAGAAAACAGTGTTGGTATCTGCACAGAACAAGAGCATGTTCGTCAGCACGGTTAAGAGTTGGATTGCAGCTAATGTCAAATTTGCCCTAGACAGAGAGACAATAAACAACCTGGTCAGAGGCAGATTGACATTCGCGCACGACTATTTCATCGGAAACAACTTGTTCATGAGAAACCCAAAGACTCAGTACATGAAAGTGTCATCCAGATCTGCCACAGCAACGCATTTCATATCCACCAAGGTCAGCAGAATCAACGGCAGAGTCACTACATCATACGATCATACATTCCTGTTCAAAGACAACATATCTGGGTCTTCTGTTCGCGTGGAGCCTGGCACCGGGTCATCTGATGAAGTGTGGATATCCAACCTGACAAAGGACATGGTAAAGGTCTCAAGAATAGTTCCAGATAGGTGGTACTCTGTGTCAAACAAATCTTCTTCGAGTCTTGTGTACAATGGGCATAGGAAAACCATCAATGAGGTCGACAGGTTCAGGTTTGTGCATATCACTCCGTCATCAGATTTCAGAGTGGAG